TTCCTTGATCATGAAATATCTCAAGTCATCAGTAAATGCTTTACAATCTGTAGTTAATTTAACCAAACGGTCAATCATTGGATCTGTAACTGTTTTAGTACTAGCATGCACTAAAGAATAATTAATTACTCTGGTAGCAATTACACTAGATAAATCTGCACGGAAGTCATTATCTTGACCTACTGCAGATACCAAACTGTTCATAACATATTGCTCATCTTTAGTCATTATATCTTCCGGACTAATAATTCTATCTAACTTGTTATTAATAAACATAGTGAACATAGAACTAAAGTCAGCACCAACAGAACCCTCACCAATCATTTGAACCATAGGTAAGTTATCCTCAAACTTAGGAATAGAACTAATAGCATTAAAGAATGTAGTTACAGATCTTGGATTAACACGTTGTGTAACAAGCTCTGGATTCATCAACATAAAGTTGATACATCTACCATCTATGTTTGCTTTCTCTGCCCACTTAGCCCACACATTTACATCATACTTTAATTCAACAGATACAAATCTAGTCTTCTGAGCTACATCTAGAGAAGTAACATTATAGTCACCATTGTCTGGATTAGTAGTCAAGATAACATGCCAGTTCTTAGGTAGCTTCCATGATACATATTCTTGTCTATCTAAGATCTCCATAGTTGCTTGCATGAATCTGTGGTCAGCACGAGTATAGTCATCCAATACTAGGAAACCACCCTCACCTTTACCTTGAATCCACTCAGGAGCTGCATGAGACATTCTCTTATCTACAATTTTGAAACCGGCTTTCTGAGCTGCAGCAATTTGTGCTTCATTAATCCATTTACTTTTACCTTCTGCATTTTCAATCTGAAATTCTTTTACAGGAAAACCTACCAAGTCACCTAATTCTTCTAACTGAGATAGATTAAGTTTTACAACTTGCATGTTCATCTCTTTACCCAACTGCATAATAGCAGAAGTTTTACCTAGACCTGCGTCACCTTCAATATTAATTGCCACAGGAACTTTTCCTTGAGCTTGAATATGCTGATTGTTTCCAACCATATGTTTAATAAAATCTTTTAATTCTTCTACGTTCAATTGTACTTGATTCATCACTTTTGTTTTTATAGTTCTAACTTGATCACCTTTCCGGGCAAACTCTCATTCATTGCTGATCTCTCTGATATAACCCAAAGGACGTTACCTTTTGGTTTTACATTTGCATCACATTCTCCATCCGTGAAATATACTAGGCTTGTATACTTCTTACTATTTTCATTATAATAATCTAGGACGGGATCAAATTCTGTCCCACCTCTTCCATGTACCTTAAGGTCATTCTTACCTCTGTAAGCTTCAATACTGCGGATACTAGTATCACACTGTATTATAGTAATGTCAACACCTGCTTTATAGATATGATGAATCTCATTCATAAACTCCATTAGCTCATCATTACTTACAGAACCTGAGGTATCAATAGCTAGTAGCATGTGTTGTCTCATCTTAATCTTAAGACCAGGATTGTCAGAGAATCTTCTATTCTCTTTTCTTCTAATCTTTTTAGTAAAGACTTTAGTACTAATTCCAGTAAATCTTCTGATATAACCACGCCAATCAAACTTAGGTGCAACTATTTCTTCAATGACAATGACCCCTTCAATTTCTCCGGGAACTGATCCTCTCTTCTTGACGGTTTGTTCTTTTGCATCTCCAAGGACTTTTTGTAATTGCTTTTCAATGAGTTTTTGTTCAGCCTCACTAAGATTCTCAAACTCGTCCCATGTACTATGATCTGGTAAACCCTCACCATCTCCTGAGTCCATTTGGTCACACAACTTATCAAACTCTGGAGAACCACTTGTACCATTCTGATCTTTCTCATCCTTTGCTTCTTTAAGTTTATCATAATAATATCTAGCACCTGCTTTTCTATCAAGATTAAGTTCAGCATAGTTATCAATCATGATACCACCCTCAGGTAGATAATCTACATCAATATACTGATTGATCTCCATGTCCATAGCAATGTTAGCCATCTTTCTATCACTGAACTTAAAGACAGTAGTAAGGTGACCAAATGCAATATGTAATAATTCATGTTTGAGTAAACCTAATCTGTGCTGCTCTGTTAAATCTTCCCAGAAGTCATCATTTATCACTAACTGATAATTGATACCGTTCTTACTAACACCTGCAGTAGGTATTCTTTTACTCCAAAGCTTATTCAACATAATGAGAAAGAACCCGTAATAGGGCTCTTTCAACATTAAATCTTTGGCTGTTTTACTAAGACTCTGTGCCTTGTCCATCCTTTAGTTTTATATTAATTTCAAATTTGTCAGCGGGATACCCCATCTGACCTAGGAAGCCAATCATACTATCTGTAAATAACTCCATAAAGAGTTCAATAGATTGATTACTTGCAGTGTTTACTGTCATTGCAGACAAACATGCTCCTGTACTCAACTCACTACCCCCATCTTTAGCAAATGGTTTCAGTACTTTAGCAAGATATTTATGACACTTAGGAGCTTGTTTTTCCCAAATTGCCATATTCCTCTTACCAAACTTGTATAGTACAATTAATTCTCCTGAATACTTTTTTACATCAACACCCTCAAGGGCCTGAAATGCTACTACTGAATTTTCATCATCTGTTGAACGTAGCATACTCAACAAGTTCTTTGTTTCTTCTTTGTCAAAAATCATTAGTCTTCAATTTTTAAAGTTTTAATCATCCATTGTGTAGGTGTATTTATATTATCCACCCATTCTTTTGCTGTAGGAATGTAATTGTTACAGTCCTCTTTTACATGTTGTTCTCCAACATATCTTGTGTATACCTTTCTTCCCTCAGAGTTTATAAAGAAACTTCCAAATACTTTCTCACATTCAAATATGCCTTCACTGTGGTGACGGAACATTCTGTGTTTAGAATGACCAATCCAGGCCTTAGTTTCATCAAACCATTCATGATATTTTAAGTACTCTTCTGGTTCTCCTCCCCATTTACGGGAACTAGAAATTGCATGTTGCCAAGGATGTGCCATTACTTATGCTTTAGATAATAAATCACCTTCATGAAAATAGTCTTCTGTCTCAGTAATGTAAATAGTGTTATTTACTTTATACTTACCAGATGGCACCATAATAGACATAGTACCATGACCACCTTCATTATTCCACCAATCTTCAACATCATTTAGAATAGCTTCTTCAGCAAAGTCTGATATATCAGAACAAGCACCTGAATCAAGGTCTTTTAAGTTCTCAGCTTTTTCAAGTCCATAAGTTGGTAGGTCTGAGATAGTCTCAAAAGCAGTCTCTTCATCTTTATCTAATACTTCAGTTGTATATACTACATCTTCAATTGCTCCGGAGTCTCCTCCACCTGCATAATAAATCTTAATTCCGGTCACACCACGGTCAGCCAACTGTAGTAGAAGGCCTGTTAAATCATTTTCTGTCATAACTATTTTGTTTTGTAAAAACGGCCAAGAACATTGCCGTTCAAGTATTCTTCTTTTTCAAGCACCTCATATTTAAACTGGTGCTTTACTTCTTGGTAAGTTAATTCCATAGCTGAGTAACATATCATCAAGATCTCTCTTTTGATAACAACTCCTGCTTTGTGAGCATCTTTAAGAGTTTTATTACTGCTATAATACTTCATGAAGTCAGGTCTGAGCTCCCGGGTATATTTCTTTAGTCTCTTATCTGTAGACATAGCCAAAGCTTTCTTACCCATTGGTCTCTTTATATTAGCAAAAAAGTTTTTCTTACCAATATATGCAACAGACTTACCATCTATGATAGCAGTCATAATGTAGATGAATCCAATACCACCTTGCGGGATACATGTTTCATCAAACTCTTTACCTTTATACTTCCAAGTCATAAATCTCTATCCTTAGTCTTAATTCCATATTCTCTAGTTCAAATATAGCATTCTTTCTATTTAAGTCTTCTACTTGTTCTTCAAGAAGTTCATTTTGCTCTCTAAGTGTATAATTTTCATCTTTTAACACAGCAATTTCATCATTTACATCTTCCAATTCTCTTTCAATCTTTTCTCTTAGATTATCAAATTCATCTCTTGCAGAAGATATATGATCTTCTAAATCATTCATTGATCTTTCTAAACTCATAATGCTTGTTTTAATAATGGTAATAATCTATCTCTTACAGCTTCAATACCATGGTCTTTTACAGAGTCAGATAGGTCTTTTGACATATCAAGAACTACATAATTAAATCCATACTTATCTTGATATCTCTGAGCAGCTTTGATTCCCGGCTCATCATTATCAAACAGTACAATTGTCTTAAAATACCG